GTTCTGATCCAGTAGCTGAGGATCTGTTTTAATCATAGAGCTTTGCACTGCTGATTTAGTAGAGGCTCCTTCGGATGGATTTACCGTTGCCTTTTTAACTTCTGATTGATTGCCTGCTGAACTTTGCCAGTCACTGGACAGTATAGGAAACTGGATGACATATTCATCTTTTTCGGTGATCTTTCCTTCGGCCTTTAATTTGTCTTCATTCTTGTTGAGATATGCTACAAGACTGCCCTCGCTGCCCGACAACAAATCAAATACATGACCTTTGCCGCTGGCAAATATTTTTACATCACTATAAGTGGTGTTGATAGCATCAGAAAATCCTTGATGATTATATGGAATTGCTTCTACTTTATATACACTACCGCCTTCATTGACTGTAAACTTAGTAGACGACAGTTTCATTACAAAATACTTGGGTTTTATCTGAGACAAATTTTGTCCTAGTTCATTAAATCCCTGAATATCCATCCGCAATACAAATGGTGCGTTGTCTAGGTAACTAAGATATCCTGCTTTTACTGCGGCATTCTGCATGCTTTGTAACAACAGTCCCATAGAATGCGGTTCAATTATATCAAATGAAAATTTAACAGCATTGCTGTTGCCTGTGGCTTCATTGGCTCCTATCACTGTCTGCATTACAAAGTTGTTGATGTAGTATTCCGGACTGCCAAAAAATGTCGCCACTCTGTCTGCGTCGAATCGTCCTGCAGATGAAAACACTAAATTTTTCAATGCTGACGGATTATCTCTATAAGTTTTAGGATCGTTAAACTGCTGCGGAGTCAAACATGCCAATGTCCACAACACATTATTACTGGCAAACACTTCCATGGGATTACGAACTAATGCAGGTAGATTTTTCTTAGCCGATGCAGCTGTGGTGTTTGTTTTTGTTTCCTGATTAGATTTACCATTTTCCAGCATGTCAGAGGCTCGTGCTGGAACTTCAAGGGTCGTTCTCACAGCATTGCCTATGGCAAGATTGCTGTTGGTAAATTCTGCAATAGCCCGGGTGCCGTCTGGTTTAAACTGTTCTATAGCGTTGGCTAAAAATCTAGCGACCATTTATACTCCTAGAAACTTTGCAAGGTTTGTTTTTTTTGGCAAGTATATCACAGTTCCTGGCTCAAAATCGTATATAGGGTCTTTGATAACGCTCATGTTTCTTTGTACAAACACCCACCATAGTTTGGCATTGCCATATACGTCATAGGCCAAAAGGTCGGGTCGATGCCTGTATTGGTTTTCAATCACATATCGAAAATCATCTGCTTCGGCTGGCACTGGTCTAATCTCTAAGAGATCGAGATAAAAATTATTCTGCCTAGTATCAGACCAGGGACTGGTTTTAGAGTATTTTGCCATTAGATATATCCTACTTGGCCTTCACCGGACATTTTGCCTCTAGCATAGTCTTGTAAGCTAAATTTTCTCAGTCCTTGTCTGCTGTATACAGGCGCTACTTGCACTGTTATTGTGCTCAACACAGGCACCCAAGTGTATTTGCCGTTCTGAAAAGGATCACATTTGATGTAGTTTACATCGTCTTTGAAATCCACTGAGAATGATTTTATAATCACAGGAACCTTGTCAAACACATGACTACCGTAACCTGTGAGATTACAAATAATAGGAGGATTACCTGCAAGATCACCTTGCCCAAAAAACATCTTGGTAGCTGTCTTAAAAAATGTAGTTGCTGCTATCCAGTAGGCGCCGTCTGTGGCAGTTTCACAACTGAACTCACCGCTGATTGATATATCATCAACCACACTGTTTTTGTAACTGTATTGAGAATAGTTGGCATGAGTTATAGGTATAGTATTGTATTCTGCCTTGGTGCTGACAGTGATGTTAGGCATGTATGGCCATACCACACCGCCAGTTTGTTTGAGAACTCCGAATAACGGACTATTAAAAGTATTCCATTCACAATTTATACGCACTCGCCAATCATCCTTGGATCCTGCTTTCAACTGTATAGCCTGCCCTTGTGGTGCAAACACTTCTGCCCCTTTGGGTATGTTGATGCCTCGCTTGAGACTAAGTATATTGTTGAGCATGCCTGCTGCTCCACTGATTTCGCCGGCAGCTTTCATTAATCCGCCTGCAAGATTGCCACCAGTGAGTTTGTTAATTGTTCCGGAGATATCTGCTGCTATGTTACTCGTCGAACCTGCAACTGTTCTTAGCTTATCAACTGCACCTCCCACAGCACTTTGTATGGTATTGTTACCACCCATAGCACTGGCTCCGAAGTTTTTTGCACCTCCTGCTAACTGGTTTAATCCTGATTTAAATCCGCCAGATAGATCAGAAACCTTGTCGTCAAGTTTGAGTTTGTCCATGACAGAAGTAGCGTCTGGCAGGGCAGCTTGCCCTTCGTTAGTGGCTTGGCTGATGTTTTCCGAAATACCTGCTACCAGTTGTGAAAACGGAGCCACAGGATTACTGCCGGGTCCCGAAGATGGTGCTTTATCGCCGCCGAATCCAAATGCCGCTGTTAATTTTTCATTAAGTGCGCGATTGTTGGACACTTGTGCAGCGGTGATGCTATCAGGCTTGCCGCTCTTCGCATTTATGCTAGCGGCTTCTTCTTCCGGCGTGTTGGGATAAGTCTTACGAGCCATTTTGAGCAGATTTCCTTGTCATATAGACTATTTATTATGATAAAAATGTGCTATTATATAACATATAACGGAGAATTCTAACTAATGATTGTGCCTAAAATTAAGTATCTAACCAACAAAGATTTACTAAGAGAAATACACCTAAGCAAGAATACCTACTGTAGTTTCACAGACCCTGCATACGAAGAATACGATTTAATTGTCACAACATTAGACAAACTGAACATACGCACTATCGCAGAAGCCAAAAGAAATAGAGCATCTAAAATGGCCAAGGCTGCACACGAAGCAGCTGTATACGCAGCTGGTAAAAAAATGCCAGCTAAAGAGTTTGAAGTTGATTATCGCAAAGTGCAGAAACAAGATCTAGTTTTTCGTGTGATGACCTTTACACACATACCGTTAGCGCCGGGCCGTAAGAAAACTCTTAAAAACACTGCTGACAGTCATGACAAAGTAAACTTTCCGCCTTTCCAGCATTGGAAATATGATGACAACGATAACTTGATCTGTGTGGGCAAAAGTCATTGGAAAGGAGATCTTGATCATGGAGAGTTTTCAAAAGATCACGGACAAATGACCAACGACCTAGCTCGCATGTTTATCAAGCTCTGTGAGAGATATGCCACCAGAGGCAACGTCAGAGGCTACACATACAATGACGAAATGAAAGGTCAAGCTATTCTTCAACTAACTCAAATAGGACTCCAATTCGATGAAAGTAAATCTGATAATCCTTTTGCTTACTATACTGCTGCTGTCACTAATTCATTCGTTAGAATTATCAACCTGGAGAAGCGCAATCAAAACATTCGAGACGACATTCTCGAAATGAATGGTATGAATCCTTCATGGACACGTCAAAACAGCTCCAATGGTGGTAAGAACGCTCCCGGACCAGTCACTGTCACAGATAGTTTAGATTGAGTTTGACCTTACATTTATATTCTGTTATAATTAATCTATGAATCTCTTTAAGAAAGTTGCATGCTTCACTGACATACACTTTGGATTAAAATCCGGAAGTCGTACACATAATCAAGACTGCGAAGATTTTGTGTCTTGGTTTTGTGACACAGCTCGAGCACAAGGCTGCGAAACAGCTATATTTCTAGGTGACTGGCATCATAATCGCAGTACCACTGATGTTAGCACTATGAATTATACTGTGAGCAACTTGGAAAAACTCAGTCAGAGTTTTGAAAAAGTCTATTTCATTCTAGGCAATCACGATTTATTCTACAAAGACAAGCGTGAAATCAACTCTGTAGAGTTTATGAGATTGTTTCCTAACATTGTGCCCATACGTGAGTTATACACAGAAGGGGATGTCACTATCATGCCTTGGCTGATAGGTGATGAATGGACCACTGTAAAACAACTGAAAAGCAGATACATTTTTGGACATCTTGAGCTGCCGCACTTTTATATGAATGCCATGGTGCAGATGCCTGATCACGGTCAGTTGCAGACTGGACACTTTCAGAATCAAGAATTAGTGTTTACTGGACACTTTCACAAGCGGCAACAAAAAGGCAATGTGGTTTATATAGGCAATGCTTTCCCGCACAACTATGCAGACGCAGGTGATGACGATCGTGGTATGATGATCATGGATTGGGGTGGCAAACCCGAATATCATTCTTGGCCCGATCAGCCCATATACAGAACCTACAAGCTGAGTCAGATCATCGATAGGCCTGATGAGCTGCTGCGTGAAAAGATGCATTGTCGTGTGACCATTGACTTGCCTATCACATTCGAAGAAGCAAACTTTATCAAAGAACAATTCATGCCGCAGTATAAACTGCGTGAGTTAATGCTAATTCCAGAAAAAGTAGAAGTAGAAAGTGCTGTTAATCCCATAGACATCACATTTGAATCTGTGGACACTATTGTAATGAATCAAATCAATAACATAGACAGTGATACCTATGACAAAAAATTACTGTTGGATATCTATAACGAACTATGATTAAAATCAACAATCTCACAGTGCGCAACTTCATGAGCGTGGGTAATCAGACCCAGGCCATTGATTTTGACAAAGGTCAGCTTACCTTGGTGCTAGGTGAAAATATGGACCTAGGCGGTGACGACAGCGGTGCTAGAAATGGCACAGGCAAGACTACTATTATCAACGGATTAAGTTATGCCATCTACGGACAGGCGCTGACTAATATCAAACGTGATAATCTTATCAACAAGATCAACAGCAAAGGAATGCTGTGTACAGTGACTTTTGAAAAAGATGGAGTCAAGTATCATATCGAGCGAGGTCGCAAGCCTAATTTACTGAGATTCAGTATAAATGATCAAGAACAAGAGCTCAGCGATCTTGACGAAAGTCAAGGCGACAGCAGAGAAACACAAAAGGCCATTGAAGAAGTGTTTGGCATGAAACATGAGATGTTCAAACATCTCATTGCATTAAACACCTACACAGAACCTTTTTTGAGCATGAAAGCTGCAGATCAACGTGCTATTATTGAACAGTTGTTGGGAATTACCATACTGTCAGAAAAGGCAGAAGCACTTAAAGATGCAATTAGAATCAGCAAAGACAGCATTGCAACAGAAAACACAAGAATAGAAACTGTCAAAGCCAGCAACGAAAGAATACAACAAAGCATAGAGTCGTTGATACGCAAACAACGCATGTGGGAAGAACAAAAAGAAACTGCTCTGACTAATTTACTCAAAAGCATTGATCGGCTCAGCGACATTGACATTGATCAAGAAATCGTCAATCAGCGAGCATTAGCAGATTGGAATACAAATAAAAAGGAACACGAGAGTCTAGCATCACTGAGTGCTAAACAAACTTCAGCTTTGGAAAAAGAACAGCGTATTCTAGACAAACTAGAACGAGAATTAGTCAGTCTAACAGAACACAAATGTCATACCTGCGGCCAAGAGCTACACGACGCCAAACATAATGAAATTATGTCTGCTAAGTCTGCACAGATTGAAGAAAGCCGTGGCGCTATCAACGAACATCTCGAAGAGCTCAGTGTGATCACTGAAGCAATATCGCTGCTGGGCGAACTAGGTGCGTGTCCTTCAGTGACCTACGATAGTTTAGAAGCAGCATTGAACCATAAAAATACCCTAGACAGCCTAGAGCGTGACATTACTATCAAGACTGCAGAAGAAAATCCCTATGACGATCAGATTGTTGAACTCAAAGAAACAGCTGTGCAGGAAATAGATTGGAACGGACTCAACGAACTAGTGCGTGTTAAAGATCATCAAGAGTTCTTGCACAAGTTATTGACCAACAAAGATAGTTTTGTTCGCAAACGAATAATAGATCAGAATCTTGCGTTCTTGAATCAACGTTTGACATATTATTTGGACAAGATCGGATTGCCTCACACTGTGGAGTTTCAGAATGATTTAACTGTGGTTATCACACAGCTAGGACAAGATCTAGATTTTGACAATCTAAGCCGTGGAGAACGTAACAGATTGATCTTATCTTTGTCGTGGGCGTTCCGTGATGTGTGGGAAAACCTATACACCAGTATTAATTTGTTGTTTATCGACGAACTTGTAGATTCGGGCATGGATGCTAGTGGTGTTGAATCCAGTATTGCTGTGTTGAAACGCATGACTCGTGAGCGTGACAAGAATGTGTTCTTGATTTCACATAGAGATGATTTGACCAGTCGTGTTAATCACGTGCTGAAAGTGATCAAAGAAAATGGATTCACTAGTTATAGCAATGACATAGAGATTATGGCATGAGTTCGGACGCACACGATCGTATGATCCATGCCTTTCAAGAATACTTTAAATGGCAGGATCGATTTCATCACAAAAAATCCAACGAAGCAGGTATCAAAGCAAGATCATGGCTATCAGAAATACGCACACAGGCATCAATCATAAGAGTAGAAATACAAGATAAACGAAAGGCACAGCGAGAATCCAGAAAAGGCATGAGAGGCAAGAAGCTTTAACTAATTAAAGAGTGCAATGGACGTTTCAAAATCAAATAATAGACGAAATACCAGAAGGCTATATTGGCTTTGTTTATATAATCACGAATAAAACCACCGGACAGAAGTACATAGGCAAGAAATTAGCACAATTCAAACGTACCAAACCCCCACTCAAAGGCAAAAAACTCAAAAGAAGAAGTGTAGTAGAAAGCGATTGGCGCGAATACTATGGTTCATCTGATAGGTTAAACGCAGACGTCCAAACATTAGGTCCGGAAAATTTCACAAGAGAAATACTTTACCTTTGCAAGTCCAAGGCAGAACTATCATATTTAGAAGCAAGAGAGCAGTTTGAACGCAGAGTTTTAGAAACTGATGACTATTATAATGGTATTATAAATGTCAGAGTTGGCGGATCAAACATACTTAGACAGCGTCTACTAGAACAATCTCAGGCAAAATAAAGCGGTTTTTTGGCTAGCGCAGGCTCAATTTCGTGCGCTCTAAACCTGGTCTACGTGTACACAGGGATGGAAAACCTTGCCGCAAAGGTGCTTAACCACTACCCGAAAGGATGACGATCGCTACTAAGACCTGCGATTTGGTTATTTGAAAAGAACAACAAGGCAAAAAGAAGGGAGAAATACCCTACGTGTGTGCATTTGTTAGCGTAAATGTATACACCGCCGTCGTATAAAGACGCAGCTCGAGGTACCGGATGACCGCCTCTGTAATGCTGTAACGCTAGAGTGTACTGTGCAACTCGCATAATGCTCTTATCTTTGCCCGGCCTGGGCAAAGTGTGACTGAACAATCTGCATAATACTTGAATTGCTTCGCAATTACAATGTCAATAATTATTAAAAAGAAGACAATCGCGTTGAGCGACAAGCGAAAACGCAAACGAGCGCAAGCTCGTTTTTAATAAATAAAGTTATACCTTTTAGGAATGCCTTGATATGAGAATTAATGAACTATTAACCGAATCAGAAACCCAACATCTTGAAGAAGGACCTATTTTAAATAAGATCGGTTCAGTTGTAGGTAATGCTGCCCGTGGTGTAGCTAACACTGTAGGAGCTGTAGCAGGTGGGGTAGCAGGTGCTGGTCGTGCTATGAAGAAAGGATATCAAGCTGGCAAAGCATTTGTAGGCGATGATCCTGATCCTAATAAAGGACAGCCTGGGTATGATGCAGGTGGAGCGCCAACAGCACCAAGTGGCGGAACTCCTTCAGCAAAAGATATCAATGCGCAAGGTCCTACAGGTACAGCACCTGCTGTGGCACAAACAGGAGCAGCTGGCGCTGCGTTAGCTAAAACAACCGCAGCAGTAGACAAACAGACTACTGCCAAAGCAGGACAAACAGTCTACGCACAAGTAAAAGCCAACGTAGACAAGTTAGATAAGAAAGGCAAGCAGAGAATTTTACAGTTGTTGCAGAAATCGATGGCAACACCTGATCCTAAACCAGCTGTAGGAGCAGCACCGGCAGCGACAACTCCCCCAGCAGCGGGAGCCGCAGCAGCACCAGCTGCTGAACCAACAACGGCAGCAGCGGCAGATGCGGGAGCCGCAGCAGCACCAGCTAACACCATGGCCAATGCACCAGTTAGTGCCACAAACACCGCGGCTGCAGATAATCCCAATCAACCTCAAACCAAGAAAAGAGGCGGCAGAGTAGCGGGTCAAGTAAGTCAAACACCAAATGCTATACGTAAACGTGAAAAACGTCAAGCGGCAGCTGCTGCTAGTTCCACCGGCAACAAAGTGATGGCTAATATGGCTAATCAATTATCTCAACAAAATGCCAGCAAGATTAATCATGGAAATACACTGTCAGAAGCTTTGGCTCAACGAGTGGAAATGCACAAGCAAAAAATGTTTGAAACCGGATTATCACAAGGCACGATCAGCGTATTTAGAAAATGAAAATACGTGACATTGTGGTTGAAGTTGGACCAGTGGCCTACGAAAAAGGCAAGTCTAAGATGGACAAAGTGTTAAGTCCTAGTAAATGGCTTGATGGCACCAACGCTAAACTACAGTATGACAAAGGTGCAGACAAGATGGACAAGCTATTAACTCCGTCTAGATGGTTTGAACCATCCGGCACTGAAAAATCTAAAACCAAATCCAATGCAGCTCCCGCTGACACTACAGAACTTAAGACCCTGATTGATCAAGCCATGTCCGGCAAGTCGTTGGACACAGCAAGTCTACAAAAATTAAGAACTTACCGTGGAGATATCAGTGATAAAGAATTAGGTGCTACCGTTGACAAAGTGCTGCGAGGCAGACCTCTTGATAGTCAAGACTTGTTTGCTCTAAAGTCTTATAGAAACACGCTCTAAAAGAAAGGTAGTCCTGTTTTTCTTGTAGTTTCGAGATTTTCTTTAACAATCTCTGCAATTATTTCTCGCTCGTCCCAGCTCATGTGCATAACTTCAGCAAAACTGAGTCCACGCATGTACCAACACAGTTTCATGCATTCTTTTTTGAGATCCTTGCCTTCTTTATCTAAGCGATCAGATTCCCGTAAAATCTCCGGCAAGGATAACGTTAAGATTTTACGGCGAAAAAATTTGCCTGATCCATTGTAATAGGCAAGCTAAATGACTTATTACATTCTCCACAGGTAACGTTTTGTGCTTCAAACTGAATGTTGTCTTTCATCTGTATCACATGGTTCTGTATTTTTTCAAATACATCTTTGGCACAGTTTGCAATAAACTCTTTGATCATAGCTTGATCAGTAACAGTGCCTTCTGGTGCATCTATGGCAGTGATACAGTCTGCAATGATATCCACTGTGAGTTCTGTGAGCTTGATAAAACTAGCGCCAAATCTTTCTAGTTTGACTTCGTCTGTGAGGGTGTCATCATTGATGATCTGGAATATTCTCTGCTGCTCCATGGTTTGGATTGCAGTTTTTGTGACTTCTTTGTAGGTATACGGACGCACATGCACTGTTAGTTGATCTATTGGTATGTCTTTTTCGTATTGGAAATTGTTGAACACACCAAACCAAGCAGTGAGATCGATGTCGTAGCTGTTTTCAGCTTCACAATGAGGACAGTTACACCCCACTTCCATCTTGTCTCCGTAGGTAGCAATGCGTATGGCTATCAGAGCAAAGTCTAGATCTATGTTTGGCATAGCCCAGGGATTGGTTATCGCTGGAATACAGCTCTTGATCAATTCCACAGTGCTTTGTCCGCTTAACAAGGCATCCGGAGTTTTAAACAGTAGTTCATCTTTGGCAGTCATTGCATAAACAGGATATTCTCCGTTGGCACTGACATCCAAACTGCCAGGTGGATAGAACTCGCCCTTGCTTGGTAGTTTGACATAGATCTTTGGCTGTCTATAAAAGCTGGCCAGCGGGTTCTTTTTTGGCTGACTGTAATTAGGAATTTGGTCCATTTTATCTCCGGTAAATATATAATACGCAAGTGTATTTATATGCGCATTTATCCAGGAAAAAATAAGCCATGGCAGTAATGATCGACATCCCAGGAATTGGCCAAGTTGAAGCTCAAAATGCAGCTTCCGAAGCCACGCTCAAGGCCATACTTGCTGTAATGAGTAGCGGTGGTGGCCGTGGTGGCGCAGCAGGTGGTGGCGCAGCAGGTGGTGGCGCAGCAGGTAGTAGAGCAGGTGGCGGCGGAGCAGGTGGCGGCGGAGCAGGAGGTGGCGGTGCGTTAGGACTTGCTTCTGCTGCGGTCAGTAAATCTTTTAAAGGTGTAGGATTCATGGCCGGTATGGCTGTGGTTGGCATAGGCAAACTTAAAGATACTGCTATACAGACAGCTGGCGCCTATGTAAAATTTAGTGATACTGTGACAGGAGCAGTAGAATCATTGTCAAGATTGGACGGAAGTGCTACTGGTGCAGCACAAATGTTCAGCAGTATTCCGATATTCGGCAAGCTGTTTAGTGCAGTAGCAGGTGCAGCTGATGACGTAACTAAATCGTTTGTAGCTGTGTCACAGACCGGTGCTACATTTGGAGGCAGTATTAGTAATTTTGCCACAGCTGCTTCTCAAGCAGGTATGTCTATGGCAGAGTTTGGATCTATGATTCAGAAGAACAGTAATGCTATGACTGCTTTTGGAACCACTACAGAAGGTGGTGCAAGTAATTTTGCTCGAGTGTCAAAACAACTACGTAGTACCAGCAGTGAATTATATGCGTTGGGATTCAGCACACAAGATATCAATCAAGGATTAGCTAGTTACGGTGCATTGATGAAGGCTCAAGGTCTGCAAGGTAAGAAGTCCAATGCAGAATTGGCACAAGGTGCAAAAAGTTATCTTAAAGAGATGGATCTATTAGCAAAAGTCACTGGACAATCAAGAGCCGATATAGAAAAATCAAGAGAAGCGATGGCTAAAGATGCACAGTTTCAAGCATCTATGCAAGGGTTAGGTGAAGGTGTAAGAAACAGTTTCATGTCGGTAACTGATGGATTGCAAGATACTGGACTGAAAAATTTTGCCAAAGACATCATGGCCACTGGCACAGCAACCACAGAAGAAAATCAAAAGCTCATGGCAATGATGCCTCAAAGCGCAGCTATGCTGCAGAGAATGAATCAAAAGATGCAGCGTGGCGAGGCAGTGACCTTGGAAGAACGCAACGCTCTTAACAACATGATGAAGTCTGAAGGTGGAAAAAATCTTCAAAATATCAAATCTGCAGCAGCAGCCAATTCTGAGCTAGCAGGATTGACAAATTCTTTAGCTGCTACTCAGTCTCTAAACAAAGATTCTCTACTAGAAGCCACAGAAGAACAGAAAAAAGCAGCTGCTGAAACAGACAAGATGAATCAAAAGATGCAGCAGTTCCAGGCTGCAATCGCAGAAGTAGGTAACAAATTCAAGATGCTGTTGGCTAACAGTGGCATATTAGACTACCTAATCAGTGCGTTTGGCACAGTGGCTAATCTCGCAGAAAAATATTTGGTACCTGCTTTTAACCTTGTAGTGTCGGTGGCCATGAAGATATGGGAAGGCATGAGTCTATTGTTGGCTCCTGTGATAGATTACCTCAGTGAAAAATTTGGTGCTTCGGGGTTAGGCGGTACAGTCGAATTCATTGACGGTATTATGAATGCTGTGTTTCCGGTTCTAGGCGGTTTAGTTAGGGGAGCTATATTGGCCTTTGACGGATTGTATAATGGCGTGATGCAGATCATTCAACCTTTGAAAGAATTAATGAGCAACATATTTGGAGTTTCAGAAAGCACAGGAGGGTTCGGTGAGATATTAATTAAAGTAGGTGCATTTGTAGGAGAAGCGTTCCAAGTGCTAGGTACGGCTGTAGGAGTGCTAATTAAAGTGTTCGATTTTATGTTCACTCCAATTATCAAAGCAGTGGTAGCTATACTTGGTGGTATGTGGACGGTTGTCAAGGACGTGATTAATGGCTTGGCAAAATTTATGGATATTATTCAAGATGTGGGATCATTCTTTGATGATTTAATGGATCAAATTTTATTTGCTATAGGAAAATTAACTAAAGGCCTAGCAGGTATCAGTGAAAAAGAATATGCCGAACGTAAAGAACAATCCGATCAGCGTAAAAAAGATCGAGCTGAAGAAAGAGCATTGCGTAAAACCAACAATGACGAACTGACTAAAGCACAGATAACCGGTTTGAAAAAAGACGAAGCTCAATTTAAAGAAAAGAAACTTACCCATGATAGACTCACAACCGGAGCAAAAAAAGAAGCAGAAGCCAAAGAAGCTGCGGTAAAGGCTCAAGAAAAATTATTAGACTACAGTGCAGGACCAGAAGAACTGTTGAAACAGTTCAGCGGTAAGCAAGGCGGCTCTGTAGAAATTGGAATTAAAAAACAGGAAATTGGCAAAGAAAAAGATGCTGCTAACAAAGAACTAACAGAAGCCAAAACCACAGCTGAAAAGAAAGCAGCTATTGAAAAAGTTGAAGCAGCCGAAAAGAAATTAGAAGCACTTACTAAAGCAGAAAAGGCTCAAAAAGAAGCAGAAAAACAACAAATAATTAAAGATTTTGAAAAGTCTGGCAACGAAAAAGCCGATGCAGAAGCTAAGGAAAAAGCGGCAGTCCCAGCACCAGCTAAACCTCAACCTACCACAGCTCCTACAGATAAACCAGCGGTCCCAGCATCAGCTAAACCTCAACCTACCACACAAACTGACGCAGGCAAAAAAGCTCTTGAAGCAGATGCCGAAAAGAAAAAACAAGAAGCAGATGCCAAAGCCAAAACAGATGCAGAAGCCAAAGCTAAAGAAGAAGCGGCAGCTAAAGAAAAACAAGAACAAGATAAAAAATCTCAAGAATCACCTTCTACACTGCTCGCGGAGTTAAATACTAAGATGGCACAATTAATAAAACTGCAGGCGCAGACCACTACAAACACTTATGAAAATGTAATGGCTACAAAAGGCCTTAACAAGAATCTATACAAAGCATGAGCTGGAAAAAATACTTTACCCCTGTTAACATAGATAACACCAGCGGCTCTATGAGTCCAATCAGTGGTCGCGGCCGTCCAGGTCCTGCTCGTGCTAATTATTCCAGCTATCTACCAGATGTTTACGCAGGTAGTCCCAATCGTGTAGAACGATACATGCAGTATGATACCATGGACATGGACTCAGAAGTCAATGCTGCTTTGGACATACTCACAGAATTCTGTACACAAAAAGACAAAGAAAACGCCACACCGTTTCATACATTTTTCCGTGGTGAGCCCACTGCCACTGAAGTCAAGATACTCAAAGACAGCCTACAGAAGTGGTGCAAACAGAACAGCTTTGAAACCAGAATCTTCCGCATACTACGCAACGCATTCAAATACGGAGACTGCTTTTTTATTCGTGATCCAGAAACCAAAAAATGGTTGTTTGTGGATGCTTCTAAAGTCACTAAGATAATTGTTAACGAATCAGAAGGCAAGATTCCCGAGCAGTATGTGATCCGTGATATCAACTTCAACTTCAAAGAATTCATAGCTACCACACCACAAAATACCACAAACACAGCTCCAAGTGGTACTAGTTCATATCAGACAGGTGGTGGTTTTGCCCGCGGCTTTGCAGGTGATGCAGCACGTTCAGTAGGCACAAGATTCAGTAATCAGACCAATGAAATAACAGTGGATGCCAAACATGTTATTCATATTTCATTGTCAGAAGGACTAGATAATAACTATCCTTTTGGTAATAGTCTATTAGAATCAGTGTTCAAAGTCTACAAGCAGAAAGAATTGCTTGAAGATGCTATCATTATCTATCGTATACAACGTGCTCCAGAAAGACGTATTTTCTATGTGGACGTTGGAAATATGCCGGCACACATGGCCATGAGCTTTGTTGAACGTGTCAAAAATGAAATACAACAAAGACGCATTCCTAGTAGTACAGGCGGTGGACAAAACATGGTTGATGCCAGTTATAATCCACTTAGCGCCAGCGAAGACTATTTTTTCCCGCAGACAGCAGAAGGTCGTGGTTCAAAAGTAGAAACACTACCAGGCGGCACTAATCTAGGTGAAATCACTGACCTACGCTACTTTACTAACAAGTTATTCCGTGCTTTAAGAATCCCTAGTGCATATTTGCCCACAGCAGTTGACGAAGCTCCAAACAGTCTAGCAGATGGCAAAGTGGGTACAGCATATATTCAAGAACTAAGATTCAATGAATATTGCAAACGTCTACAGGCCATGGTAGTAGAAACCTTTGATGTTGAATTCAAATATTGGATGAACAACAATGGCATCAACATTGATTCCAGCTTATTCGAGTTAAAATTCAACGAGCCACAGAATTTTGCAGCCTATCGACAAGCTGAACTAGACACCACTAGAG